CCCGCTGACCCCGCTGACCCCGCTGACCCCGCTGACCCCGCTGACCCCGCTGACCACGCTGACCCCGCTGACCACGCTGACCCCGCTGACCCCGCTGACCACGCTGACCCCGCTGACCCCGCTGACCTCGCTGACCACGCTGACCCCGCTGACCTCGCTGACCCCGCTGACCTCGCTGACCTCGCTGACCTCGCTGACCTCGCTGACCTCGCTGACCACGCTGACCTCGCTGACCACGCTGACCTCGCTGCTGAATCGAATTTTTTATCGAATATATCGACACACCATTTTATTTTCTTTGGTCTAGGTAGGTCGAATAAGTCGTAAGTTTTTAAAATCAGTTCTTCTGATTTTTCTTTATCTAACTCAAAATCTTCTCTCTCTACATTGCGACACATTCTCTCGATTAAGTCCGCTGTTTTTTGTGAATATTCCATATACCTAGTCAATTACTCTTTTCATCAACTTTTCTGCGTAAGAATAAGACCTCTTTATAATCCTCTCATATACACCGGGAGCAATGACCTGAGTACCATGACTCTCATAAGTCTTCTGGTGCTCTAGTTTAGCTTCTAGGGGTATATCTAAATACATCCTTCCTTCGTACTCGTATACTTTTATAGGGGCTGTGGCAGTTAGAGAATGATGATGGCCCGACTCACTGTGTCCCGCTATCACGGTGGTTAATTCTTCTACTAACTTAGCTTCTTTGGGGAGAGTAGTTGGTATTAGTAGTACTTCTCCATGTCTGTGTAGATTTTGCATATATTTATTCCTTAATATTTATTACTTCATACCCTGATTCACCCCAACATGGAGACTTAACAAGTTTTTGGTTATATTCTAATTTTGAAACTTGGCTTACTTTGTTCAAAACTCTTTTTGCTAATTCCTCATCTTTTATGGTGAAATAGAAATATTCAGGAGCCACATTCTGTCCATTACCAACAAGCAGATATCCTTCCCATGTCTTACAAAAAATTCCTTTCTTACTAATTTTATTAAGCAACCCGGCTCTCTCTCCTTCACTATATTTACCCATAATCGTCCAAGGTGATAAAACTACTACTAATAATAATAATATCCATACCAATCCGACAATTGTTATTATAAATTTCATATTAGATTCTTAATTATTTCCTTTAATTATTTTTACTTCATAACCTAATTTCTCAGATATTTCTTTTACTGTGAGTTCTTTTACTTCTGGTTTTTGATAGAGGGTGTAACCATTTTTCTTTAATTCCGTTAAGGTACACCAACAATTAAGTGTTGTATGGTTACTGTGATAACTAATCGCGACTAACTCTTGTAATACGGCTAATACCTTAAATTTATAATCACCTTTATTAAGTAAATCCCCAACCTCCAAGTTATCTAATGTTTTCATTTGTTTGTTTATTAATTTCCAGTTATTTAGTGAGGAGCAAACCCATACTCCCCGTGTGAGTATATCTAAATCACCATTCACAAACCCTGTTTGACCTTTCTTTGCACAAATAGAATTCTTTTCGCAATCCTTAACACAAATTACTTTATCTCCTTGTTTGAACATGGTTATTTCTCCAATTCTTCTCTAGTTTTTAAAATAAGGTCAAAATTATTGTTTACCATAGTAAGTTTATCAATAGATTCAATTATTACATTAGCTCTGGATGGTTTATTAACTATTTTTAAGTTACTACGCTTTTTTGGATAATTCTTGGGCATATCTTCCGCACCAAAAGCAAAATTCACACCTCTGATAAATACCAACGGTACTTTCTTATATTTTTCAGAATTAGCTATCTTCCTGACCTCATTTCCAAGTTCTATCTGTAGGTTATTTTTTGATTTTTTGCCATATATTTTTAATATTGCTATCTTCATACATTTATTTCTTTATTTTTAATCTACTTAACTCTCTCTATTAATAAGTCCGATTTCCTTAAACATCACCCCAATGGATTCATTGTAGGTGGCTTTACCTGTTTGCTGTTCTTCTTTCTTTCTTTCTTTTACTTCTTCTTCTAGCCCTGTTACATCAGGTGAATATTTCCACTGCTTTCTTCTGACTAGGGATATCGTACCAAGTCCTTCAACATCCAGAACCGCTTTTTCATCTAGGTCTTCTAGCTTTTCTCTGGCTATCTTAGTTACTTCGGGTTGTAGGAACTCAACTTCAGCTTCTAATCTTTTAATTTTTAGCTTAATTTCCGCGTATTTATTTAGGATTTCTTTGGGGGTGGTCATATGGTTATTAATTTTGGTTTCTTTTCTTCTTTTAATTTATCTAGGAATTGATCGACCTTTACAATTTGTTTGGCTTCTTTAATTCTTTTTCTTATATCTGGGATATTTATAATGTTGTATGTTCCGTCTGTTTTACTGACATGGAGTATTTTGTGGGAGGTTGTTCTGATTCCGTAGAGTTTCTCAAACATATAGACATAGAGTGCTACTTGGTAGAAATAACTGTTCTTGTTTCCGATATTGCTACTCTTTAAATCTAGGAATGTTACTTCTCCATTAAGCATCCCAACATCATCCCCACTTCCACCCGTTTCTATTGCGTGGTCTATGAGGGGGATTTCAGTGGCGAGTGGGATATAGTGAGTTTCCTGAAGGAACTTATTCACTGCCCGGCAACCGGAGATTATTTCGGGGAGGACATTCGTGGGTAATAACACTTCTGACTGGTTATTGATTATTGCGGTGAATCGTTCTTCCCTCCAGTTGTGAATCTGGGTGCCGATGGATCCCGCATTTTTGAACTCTATTTGGGGAGCTAGTTTACAACGTTCTAGAAATTCCTGAAGTACTATAGCGTCCCCATCAGCACAAATAGCCCTGAGCGTTCCGTATTCTCTCAATATCTGATCTACTACTCGATTGACCTTCCAGTTAGCGAGTGAGGCATCCTTAAGAAGTTCAAGTCGTTTGGATACTGAGGGGTAGCGCATACCGTCAGATACATAAAAATGGGCAGTCTCGTCATGGTCTGGGAGGATATTTAGTTCCTTAGTTCTGGTCTGTATCCTCTCTCTTAATTTTCTAACCTTCCGCTCAAGTTTCCATTGGGCTTCGGGGATTTCAAATAGGTTTTCCATATAATTTTTTCCTTTCCATCCCCGGGGATGTGCTAGAGACCACATCCCAAACAGGGCTGGGGAGGACAGGACTATAGTCCTGCTTCCGATACATCGCTTGCTCCAAGTCCACCCATGCTTCTAATCCTAATTTCAATATTCTTCGCTGGTTGTGGCTTTCCTGGAACCTCAACATTACCTGTATATCTCATGGCAATAATGTCACCCACTCTCGCCCTGCTTAATTGTCTAATAAGGAATCCCTTCTTCTCTATATTAAACCCAACATTTACTTCTTCACCATTCGCCTTCTGTAACACATAGATTCTCTGCTTTCCAAGGTCGCCATCCTTATCGAATGGTTCCATCACTAGAACACCCTGTACCGTATCTCCCGGCTTTTCCCACTTCATCCACCCTGATTCTACCTTAGTGGAATCATCCTTAAATAAATCTTCTTCTTGTGCCATAATTTTACCTTTCTATAATTAATTTTTTGAATAATTTTTACTCGCCTCAAATGTTACCGACATCCTAACCATATGCTCTGCCATAATTTTATTTATTGCCCTAACTGTCGCCACTCCAATCATTCCACCCGATAACTTTATTTGCACATCCCATAACTGAACTGATTCAGGGACTTGCTCACTTAATGGATCCGACAAAACACTTGAATTAGGGATAACTGTATTTGGCTCACTTGCCAATTCTGACTCTTTCACTAAATCTTCCTTAGTTGTTTTTTCGACCTTTGTTTCTACACCACTATCTGCCTTTATATCCGCTTTCTTCTTAGGCATTTTATTTTTCCCTTTCTCTAATTATAGTATAAACTGCGCTGGTTGATATTAGCAAAATTTTTGCTATTTTCTCTGGTGGTACTCTCTGGTCAAATAGTTGATAGACTAATTTATCTCTTATACTCTCTAATTCTTTATTTAGTTTTGGCATATATATTGGTATTTCCTTTCTTATTTTGAGTTATCAACAAGTTTTTATTTGCTTCGTGAAATAAGTATGTTACACTCTAAGAACCTTGTCAAACAAAATAATTTCAAAATTTGTGGATAACCTTGAAGACATAGACAAACTATTCGAATATATAGAAATAGAAATGAGCTACTATAAACGCAAAAAATTAACTGATGCTGAATTACTTGAAGCTTTCCCGGCAGAGACCAAAAGAGCGATAAAAATCAAGATTCAGAAACTCTATGGTAAGATTAAGGAACTTGTTAGGTTACGGGGGATAATTAGAGATCTTACAGAACGAGAGTGGTTGGAGGATAAAAGGGTGGAGATTGTCAAAGAAATAAATAGGTTGGAGTGGCTAATTAAGCCGGGGAATAAGGATGGGGATTATGACCAGAAGCTAGAGAAAGCCAAGGGAGTCTCCATTAAGAATTTCATTGAGTTTAATCGTGCGGGGTTTGCCAAGTGTTTATGGCACAACGAGAAAACCCCCAGTCTGAAATACTATCCGAAACAAAACAAAGTGTACTGTTTCTCGTGCAACTCTGGTGGTGATGTTATTGATGTCGTTCGTAAGATAAAAAATGTATCATTAAAAGAAGCATTGGATCTACTAAATTAAATTATGGACATCAAGGGACTTGAACAAGTTGTTAGCAAACATCTACTCCTTCATGATATCGGAATAGTCAAATTATTATGTGCGGTTGTTCTAGCCAATAAGATTGACGAAATACCCCCTGTGTGGCTAGTGGTTATCTCAAGTAGTGCTGGTGGCAAGAGTTCACTTTTACAAGCACTTGAAGGGATATCGGGCACTCATCCAATAGATGACCTAACTGCCAATACATTCGCTTCTGCTCAGGTTGGTAAAGACGGAAAGAGTAATGCGTTATTAGATGAAATGATTCCCGGATCTATTGTTATCATAAAAGACTTCACAGTAATTATGGATAAAGAGAAGGAATCACGCGGTCAGGTTATTGGTCAGCTTAGAAAAATCTTTGACCAAGATTACAACCGAAAAACCGGGAATGGTAATAACGTAAAATGGAATGGCAAGATGGGTCTTATTGCTGGGTGTACTACTGTAATGTATACAGCTTCAAAAAAATATGCGTCCATGGGTGAGAGGTTTATTTTCTACTTTATGGAGCAACCCGATAGAGAGACTGTGACCATGAAAGCAATTACTGAGATGAGGGACAAAACTGCCCGACAAGAAATGTATGATGCGTTCACTGAGTTTATCGGGCAGTTTAAAGAAGTTAGGGGTGGTATACAGTTTGATGAAGAAACCTACAAGAATATAGTTTCACTATCTGAAATGGCGAGTCGTGCCAGAAGTAGTGTGGAGAGGGATGAATATAGTCGGGACAAAAACATTATCGCGAAGCACGCACAGGAAATGCCGATGCGACTCGCTAAGCAACTTACTAGTATTGGTTATGGTTTGTGGATTATTAATAATGGTGGACTCAAACCTGAAGACCAAAAGATTCTTTATAAAATAGCGCTAGATAGTATCCCCATGCAGAGAAAAGAAGTGTTAGTCGCCTTGACTAAATTCGCTCAGGCAAGAAGTGATGCGCTGGGGGTTGAGTTGAATCTTCCCGGCAATACAGTAATGAGGGAGCTTGAGGATCTCAATGCGGTGGGGATGGTGGACAAAGTTATTGACCCAGTAACCAGAAAGATAAACTGGACATTAAAAGAAAAATATCGGAACTTGATCAGTAAGTTTGAAAATATTGAAATAGGTAGTGGGGTGTTAGTCGAGGATGAGCCATTACCAGAACCACCACCGGCAGAACAATCGTGGGATCAGATACAGGGGGCGTTATATGGGGAATAAAGATTACATTCAGTACATAGCGGATGATTATGGGGTTGATCGGAAACGCGCGGTAAAGATAATTATTAGGAAAAGAAATTTTATTGTTGATTATTTGGGTCTCAGTAGGTCGGTGGCCAAAATAAAATTAGATAAAAAGATAAGTGGGGAAATCCCCAAGAAGAAGTTTAAAAAGAAATTTAATATTAATGATTTTTTATGAGCGAACAAACAAATAGTGAGATAAAAGAAGGTAAGCATGAGATAGACCAAGCAAGTATTGACCACTTAGATGGGCTTGTGGTTGAGGCTGATAGGAGAATTAGATCCAAGTACCTGTTAGGTGTAGCAGAGCATGGGGGACATCTATGGGAAAAGTCTGGGTTGATTGACGAAGCGATTAATGAGGCTATAGACCAAGTTATATATCTATTGACCTTAAAAGAGCAGATCGAACAATTAAAAACTAAGTTTGGTGAGTATCAGGATGTTGTCGGTGATGAGGGAGTTGGATCTGATAAATTATAATAACCCCATATAAGGGATATTAATTATAGAAAGTGAGGTGAGTATTATGGGTAAAACAGTAAAAAAGTCAGTATCAAAGAAAGTTGTTGTTAAAAAACCAGTAGCAAAAAAGCCGGCAAAGAAGAAACACTAGTTTGGATGATTAAAAAAGACCCGCCAATATTAATTAGTGGGTCTTTTGTTTTGTTAGTATTCCAATAGTTCAGGGAGGTCTTTCCAACTTAGAATCTGCTTTCCCAATGCTTCCTTTTTCTCCAATATCTTCGCCACCTTTTCATCAATTGTCTTATTCGCCCTAAGAATATACGTTGCCACATCTTGTCTTGCTTCTGTTTTCCATGATACTACCCGGCTAGTTGTTTGGGTTAATTTTCCAACCGAGTACGGCTGGTCATACAAAATTATGTTCCGACAATGAGAATAAAGGTTTGTACCAGTTGATGCAGAATCTGTTATTAGTAGGATGGAGTGCTCATTACTTGCATTAAATTTATCTATAATTGCTTGTTTATGCTTTACTTTACCAGTAATAACAAGTGGATTGTGGTTTTTTAATTCCCTTTCTAATATCTCTATCATCCTAGAAAACCTACTATAAACAATAACTTTCGATTCTGGTGTGGGTTCTATTTCGTTGATTATTTCCCTTAACTTCTCCGTCTTGGTGGACTTCTTACTCTCCCCCAATAATTCAAGAGAATCAACACACTCCTGAAGTCGGATCAGTCGGGTGAGGGTGTTCTGTAGTTGGACTACTGAATCAAGTTTGTTTATCTTGGCTTCTTCTATTTCCAACAAGAGCATTGAGCGTATCTGGTCATATAGGGTGCGTTCTTCTTCTGATAAGTCAAACTTTATTATATGAGTAGTTATGTCGGTGAACTCTGGTATTGGTGCCTCGATATCTGATTCCTGAATTATGGATGGCTTTATCTTTTCCTGAAGCTCATCAATATTTATGTATTTCTGAATACCACCCCAGTAATCCTTTATCACATACCTAGAAAGAAACGCCCAATAGTTCCCGAATATCCCGGGCTTTATGAATGTTATTGGTGCGTATAGTTCTATAAGATTGTTCGATATTAACGTCCCACTCATCCCGATACGTAAGTCAGCCTTTAGTTTAAGGATTACTTTGGTTATCTTCGCTCGTGGATTACTCACCTTCTGTATTTCGTCCAAAACTATTGCGTCAAATTGCATTTTAAGTACCGTCAGCGCATCTGCCAGCAGGGTTTCATAACTAACTATGATGATTGTCTGGTCTGTGGGTGAGATATCCCACGATCTATTTGGCCCGGCAATCACGTGAATGTCAGCGGTGGGGTAATACTTCTCTGCTTCTGATTTCCACTGGTCGCGGATTGTGGCGGGGACTACTATGAGGGATAGTTTGCGGTTTTTAATTGCCTCAAGTATCGTAAATGTCTTTCCAGTACGCGGTCTAAAAGCCAAAACTCCCCCATTGTGGCGGAGTTTGTCGGCTGCTTCTTGTTGAAATGGGAGGAGTTGGATGGGCATTATTGCGCGTCAAGAATTAAGTTAAACAATAGACACACTAATAAGAAAGACCCAAAGAACAATACATACTGGCTACTGGCAAAATAACCAGCGGATATATACACAAATACCAACAAGTACACACCTACCAGGAAATTAATTATAGTTTTTTTCATATAGTTATTTTAGCACACGCCTACAACTCCAAGGTTTCCACCCTGATGCTTTATAGACTGTGTGTGCGTACTTAATATTGTTCTCTGGGTCTAATAGGTATTCTTTTGTGGGACGCTTAGGGAAAAGCCTGACTTGGAATAAGCCCACAGAGTAGCCGTATTGGGTTTTGTTTTTCCAATAGGTTAAATGTTTATCCCCCACAGCATCGGGATTGCCCTGTGATTCACACTTAATTATTTGAAGTGCCTCGTTAGTTAGTTTATCAGTAACGAAATACTTTTTTACCAAGGGTCGCCACCTCTCCACTGATTCCGAAAGTTGCGAAAAAACTTCAGCGCGCGGGGGTTTGGATTGTGCCGGCAACGGAATTATTGCCGGCTTGGTTCTTTTGGGTGGTGTTGGTTTAGGGGTACGGGTGCAGTTTCTGCCTCAAAATAAAGGGGGGATTGTATCGGAGTTCTTAACTTCACATCCTTTGCTACTATGAATAAGTAGGATAGTGAGGCTAGAATACCGACAATGAGGGAAATTAATGCGACACCGACAAGGCGTAATTTTCTGCGGGGTTGGGGCGGGTTTGTGGGTGTTGCGGTGTACGTTGCTCCTGTTGGGGTTTTCTCTGGTTCAATTTCATCTATCATTGTTTTGAATTTACTCATAAGTTTATTTTTATTTTAATTTTTCGGTTGATTAATATTTGTTTAATTAAAAAAACCGTGCTTTCGACCTTTAAGGGTTGATTGCACAGCATACACCACAGCGTGGTTAGAGCTTATTACGCAATTTTATTTTATAGAGTGAGTTTATTATTAATATAAACTACACGCTAACAATTTGAATTGAATACACGGAATTAATTGTTTTTATTTTTTTACTAAACTTTCTTTTATAAATAATCCAATGTTAAACTTTGGATTATTTTTTCTTAATGGCTTTTCTAGGTTATCAATCAGCGCAACCATTGCGCGCTTAATATCTTTAGCGTCCATATATGGGGTGTTGTGGATTGTGTAGTTGATTGCTTGGGCTAAAATTATGTAGTCGAGCTTTGTCATATGGTTATTCCTTTAGGCTTACATCATCAATTTGAAACCCGTTGCTATCTACTGGTTCGGGAAAGTTAGCCTCTAACTCCCCACTGAAAACTTTTTTCTGCGCTTCTTTTGGACTTCGTGCTTGTACTTCAATTTCGTAGAGTACAGTTTCACTGGCATAGACTATATATGTTTTGATTTTAGACATTCTTGTACTCCTCCAATATCTCCATAAAGATTTTATGAGCGTCATCTACCATTAAATTTCTTGCTATGGGGTTGTCTTGGTGTGCTTCGTGGTAATAGATGAAGTCTTGTACTTTTTCTAATAGGTATTTGTTCATATATTTATTTTAAGCTCTAAAATAATGACCATTTTCTTCGTAGTAGTCCTGCATAAGTTCGCTAGAAGCCTGCTCCCAGTCAATGCAGTTATAAGGCCAGTCAGTGAGCAGTGGGCCTATATTGCTTGCCATTTCATCCGCAAAGTCAATATTATTTTCAAATTCACCCATATAGGAGTCATCAAATCCCTCTGGTGTTGCATACTCCCCATTATAGTTTATATACGCTAGTATGGCCTCTTCACTACTATTATTAATCTGGTCTTCGTAGTCCTCTAATTGTTGTGCGGTTAATTTACCGTCAACAATAACATTTATGTTTTCCATATTGTTTTATCCTTTTTCGTATTCAATTCAAATTGTTAATGTGCATAGTGTTTTATACACTAGAAATAGAATAGGATTTTGTTAATTTTAATCAATTTTAATCAATTTTAATCAATTTTAATCAATTTTAATCAATTTTAATCAATTTTACCTTCATCATTGAAAACGTATTCATTCGCTTTCAATGTTTCGATTATCGCTTCATCTGAGGTTAAATACTCGTACTCAGCGCGTAAGTTTTTATATAACTGCTTACTCAATTCGTAACGCTCCGCTTCAATTTCAGCGGTTAGCTCGTCTACCAGTTCGGAGTACTTGGTATAACCGCCAATGTAGGCTTTATAGTGGTGTGTTAGCCTATATACTTCACCGGTTAAACCAGCCAAACTGTAATCATGAATATCTTTGAGTAGCTTTTTATAGTGAGTGGTACGTTTATGTACCTTTAACCACTTATCCAAGTCTATACTCTTAGCGGTAAAACTTGCCCCGTCTCCCTGTGAGTAAAAGCCACTAAAATTAATTTCAATAGTCTCATAGCCTAGAGCCTCTAGTTTTTCTGTCCATTCTTCAAAGATGAATCCATACCAATCATAATTAGTATATATATCTTGGTAATTTTCTATTACCTTTTCTTTTAACTCTGGTGTGAGTTCGTCTAGTTTATAGACGTTATAAGTTCTAGTTTCCATTATCGTATTACCTCCAATATCTCATTTAATTGTTTTTCAAACTGTTCACCGTCAAGTCTCTTTTTGTGATCTGGTTCTAACTCATTTAATAGCTTGCCAGTAGTAACCGACCAGTCATTTTTCCTTACAGCCATATTATCTATAACCCTACCAGTAACAAAGTACGCTACCGGCGTTTCATAACTAAACCAAATAGTCAAATTTCCATTATAACCAGACAAAGTAACTTTATTTTTATTTACTGTGCCTAAATTCTCGAATGTAACTTTCATTGTTTTATATCTCCGAAAAATCCTATTCTATTTTTAATGTACTATAATGTGCTAATGAGTCGCCCCGATAAACAGAGCGAAACATCAGAACATTATTTATCTCTGCTTTCGATTTCCTTCAATACTTCACTTGCTGTGAGTAAAGCGGAAACGAAAAGGATTATTTTTGTCATTGTTGTTTTTATTTTCTAGGATAGTGCAGTAGTTGCACTTTCCTTTTAATTGATTTTGTTTGTTTAAGGGAGTACCGCAGTGTTTACAATTCCTGAAGTGGTGTAGTGGGGTTTGGGTTATTGTGGACATTGCATTTTCTTATATTGATCTGTTTGTTTGAATGTTTCGGAATATTGTTTGTCGCAGATTCTATCTGTTGCCTTAAGGAAGAAAATCACCAGCAAGACCGAAATTATTAGGAAAATTATTATTTTGTACATTTGTTTATTACTTTAATTAGCTTGCCATACTTGTACACCTTAATTGGTTTAGCAAATATGTGATTATGAGAGCGGTTTTTGCAAATACGCATATGTTTGTTTTTAATGTTTACATAGGTATTATACTCTATATTACTTGTAATTGTCAAGTAAGTTAGTGTGTGAGATTAAAATAACCGCTTGGATAAGCGGTTAAATGTTTATTATGGGTTATTTATTTGTGGGTGGCTTAGTCTATGTTTCTCACTTCCTCTATTGGTATGTTGAACTCTTTCGCAAGCATTTCCTCAAGTGGAGTTAGTACGTTTGTTGTGGGTTCTGTTGGTGTTTGTGAGTTTTGGGTCTCAGTTGCCGAAAGAGGGGAAAATGGGGCGGAATTGGGGGTATTTGGGGTTGTGGCGGGATTTTGAGGCTCTATAATCGATTCTGGCGGGTTATTTTGGGTGGGGGTGGGTATCGGATCGGGTGTATTGGGGTTAGTTTCGATTAGTTTACCTGATTCATCTCTTTTACCGGCAATGATATCATCTACTATTTCATTATATTTATTTATTACTGCTTGGTTATCTACTACTTTCCTTTCGTGGCCTGTGTATGGGTTTAATGTGTCGTAATATAGGCGTTGATTATCTAGGACGGCAAGATGAACTTCTGGGTATCGGTGGTTTTGTGGGTTTATGTCTTTAATTGTTGCTAGTGGATATTGGCGGATATAGAAGTTGTTCACATCGTGATTCGGCATAAAGTAGACTATTCCGTTATGATAGCGTGCTTTTAATATGTTGGTTGCATAATCTTCTGGGGTCATTTCCTCAAATTCTTTTTGTTTGTTTACCTTCTCTAGTTTTAAATCTAGGCGTTCTTTTTGTACTTGGGCGTAGAGTGGGGGGAATAATAAATTTTCATTCTCTTTTGCCCAAAATCTCAGGGCTGTTCTTATTAGGTCCGATACCTCGTAACCTCTTTCCCTACCTTTATTAATGATTTCCTCGTCTATACCTTTGAGTCTTATTTGATATATTTTACTTTTCATGGCTTAATATTAATTATTCTTATATTTTAGTGTAAAATATTGTACGTACAAAGTCAACACATAAAGTATACTATCGGTGTTTACTTGTAAGTACGAAATTTTTGGAGGTTTTGGGTGTTTGTGGTATAATAAATTTAGTTGTGAGATACTTTTGACAAGTCGTCAAAAATGTGCTGAAAACAGCGCATAGTTATGAGGGCTGTGGATAACTCAAAAAATCCGGTAAGGGGTATATATATTAAAAAAAAAATTTTCCATTTAATTTAAATAAATACATATATACCCCCTGATTCTTACACTTAAGGTGGTTGTTTCACAACATTATTGATGGTAAGTCAAGCTAAATCCTTCTTTTAAGGCTTAATTAAGCCTATGAAACTTATCCCCTTTTGGTAGGTGTTAGCCCCTTATAATGTCACCAATATTAGCACTCTCACACTACCCCAACATGTTATTGTAGGTGATTGGCTTATTTATGAGGTATTTTAAGAGGTACGCGTGTCGTACATTGTATATTGTGAGGCGCGTGTGTCTAGTCTAAGTGCATAGGGGGTAGGGGTACCACCCTCCCCCTAGGGGTCAACTAAAAACCTTAGGTGGGGGGAGTATGTGTTATGAAATCCTGACCATGCCCGTATTTTTCCATATGACCCCTCTAAAATGCCCCACAATCGTTTTAAATACACCCACCCGATACTTTCCTAGTCACAAAAAAATGACCCGCCACAGGTCATTTTAAGAGTTATTTCTATTTCCCCAACCTCTCCCCCTCCCGCCTAATCCACTCTCTTATTAACCCAGATATCGGTGGATAACCCAACTCCCGCATTTTCTTGATAATCTCTAGCTCTACAGGGTATAATGTAATTGTCAAGCTTTTTCTCCTGCCTGACTCACTTCTTTCTTCCATATATTTTTTCTCCCCCTCCATAAATAATTACTTATACTGTATCATACAAGTAAAAATCAAGTCAATACGAAATAGAAACTAACTTATCCACAACGCCATGTGCCGACTATGTCCATCACAACAACCCATTCAATCACCGCCAATACCATCCGAGATATTCTCAAATACCTTGTCGGTAAAGGATGTTACGCATATCGGACGAACACCCTTCCGGTTCCGGTTCGAGGAGGAGGGCATCGTCCCGGCTCTCTTACCGGGGCTTGCGACATCACTGGCATATTACCCATTGACAACATGGGTAACTTCAGTCCACATGCCCCACGTTACGGAATCTACCTCGGAGTCGAAGTTAAAACCGTACGTCCCAAAAATCCTGAGACCACCCACTCCACCCGAAACTCCGCCTACAAAGACACCCTTAGACCCGAGCAAATAGGTTTTCATAAAACGGTTTCTTCTCTTAAGGGAGTCATCATAACAACGCACTCACTTGAGGACTTTATCTCACAATTCGAAAAACTATTCCCCTTATAATTTACCCCTATCACCCACCTCCATGTCATCAATAAAACTAAAAGACGGTACATTCGCTGATATCCCTGTAAATGATCTTTCTGATCCAGTATTCGAAAAAGATTTTTTTGAAGCTCTTTCGGAAGTAGCAAATTCACCTGAGCAGAAGGGGAGATTAATTAATATGGTTTTAATAAACGCACAAAGAGGAGACCCATCGTCACTCAAAATATTGGAGCGAGCGATGAGTGAAGGAAGGTTTAATGAAGATAGAAAAGTTAAAATAACAAATGAACAATTCAGACAAATTATTAAACTTGCTGCTGAAAGACTCAGGTAAAACACTCGCTGACTTAAGGGAATATCCAAAAGAAGCAATCCCCGCTTTTTTTTCTGACTCACTTTCGGACATGACTCGATTGCCGGAAGATTTAGAGATTGTGAAATTTGCGGCGAGTGAGAGTTTTATTTGTTTTTGTTTGGCGGTGATGCCGAACTTTTCACCGACAAAATTTCATTGTTTGCTGGCGGATAAATTGCAGGGGGTGTATGAGTCGATATTGAATAAGAAGGAATCGCGACTGATGGTGGAGGTTCCTCCGAGGCATGGGAAAACGCAGTTGGTGTCGATTCTTTTTCCGGCATGGGTGTTAGGGAAGACTGACTGGCCGGTGATATGCGCGTCATATGGGAGTACGCTTGCCGAGAGAAATAGTTATGAGTGTAGGGCGATATTGGATAGTGATATATATAAATATATTTTTCCGAAGACGAAGTTAAACCCAGACTCGACATCGAAAGAATTTTGGAGAGTGACATCAGGTGGGAGTTACCGCGCTGCTGGTGTGGGGACTGGGCTTACGGGTTTGGGTGGGAAGTGTTTGCTGGGGGATACGCTTATTGATATAAAAGTTAATGGAAAAACATCAACTACTAGGATTGACCGCCTAGCCCATTTACAAGGCGATGTGGATGTATTATCATATAATCATGAAAATAATAGAGTTGAATGGAAAAAAATATTGGCCTTTGCCAAGAGAAAAAGCGAAGACCTTATTAAAGTATCCACAAGTGAAGGAAATAGTTTTGTCTGTACCTCCGACCATAGAATTTTTATCCGTAATAAAGGATATATCGAGGCGAGGGATATACAAGTTGGGGATGAAGTCCTCAAAGCAGGTAAAGATATGTCTTTTGTGTGGGAAACCAAAAAAGGATCGCGAGAGCTTCCTACACAACACTTGTTATATGCAGGTAAAGAATATTCAGGCATTAATATCTTGCGTTTATTGCGAGCGGTTGTATTTGAGGCACAAATACGAGTTGGAGAAATCTTTAAGACGTGGGTACAAAGACAGTTATTGTTCAGTAGATTGTTCAAGAAAACACCACGCTATCAAGAACAGCAGGAAGTGTTGGAACTGCGAAAAACCAGTATTAAGCAGAAAGAAGAAATATTGTGGGGGAATTATTTGCAAACCATTCAGGATTATCAAAAAAAGATTACTTCCAAAAAATTGTCTGTTTTGTGGAGTAGATTTTCAACCAAAATCAAAGTTTACAGTTTGTTGTTCTCGACAATGCGCGAACAGCCTACACAGCAAGAGAATGATGGGGAACAAGAATTCAAATTACAAACATGGGATGGCGTTGGACAATTACCCAAGAGAGTTTTATCAGGTTCGAAGTATAATAATTGGATTAGACAAAAATATGTGCGTTGGGTGTTCTTCAAAAGAGGATTTAGTAGTACATCATATAGACCAGAATCCAAAAAACAATTTATTGACGAACTTGGTAACTCTGTGCAGATTTTGCCACATGAGGCATCACAAGTTAAATTTGACACTATATCCTCACTTGAAAGAGTACGCGGAGGAGAGAATGTCTATGACGTACAAGTAAAAGATAATAATAATCTATTCGCAAATAAGGTGCTGGTACATAACTGTATTATTATTGACGACCCTTTTGCAGACAGACAATCCGCTGATAGTGAGCAGATAAGAGAATCAACTTGGAGGTGGTATTTATCAACTCTGTATACGAGACGTGAAGGGAAGGCTGGGTTAGTTGTTTTGAATACACGCTGGCATGAGGATGATCTTACGGGTAGGCTTTTAGACCAACAAAAAGAGTCAGAAGAATCTGGGGTTAAGACTGGTGGGTATGATAAGTGGGACAGAGTTAGTTTCCCTGCTATTGCAGATGAGGATGAGTTTATTGATGGCAAATTGTTTAGAAAAAAAGGTGATGTGTTGTGGCCGGAGAAGTTTTCGGTTGATGATTTAGAGAGAATAAAAAATAACTATAAACAAACTCCGGGTGGGATGTATGAGTGGAGCGCACTGTATCAACAGAGACCTATATTGTCGGAAAATGCTGAGTTTAGAAGGGAGTGGTTTAGGTATTATGAAGATAGTGACCTGACATCACTTAATTTGTACTACATCACATTATGCGACTTGGCTATATCCCAAAAGAGTTCAGCTGATAATACGGTAGTAAGAACAATTGCAGTAAATCGGGATAAGTTTCAGTGGTTTCTTTGTGATGAAACATCCGGGCATTTAGACCCGCTTCAGACAATTGATGCGATATTCCATCATAGGAATAAATATAGATCTAAAGTATATATTGAAGAAGTTGGGTATCAGGCTGCACTTCAGCACTTCGTTATTGAGGAGCAGAGAAAGAGAGGGGAATTTTTTACTGTTGAAGGTATAAAACAGAAGACGACGACAAAGAAAGAGGAGAGAATCAGGGGGCTTATACCATTGTATAAAGCAGGGGTTGTATTCCATAAGAAAGGGCAAGATGAATTGTTGGAATCTCAGTTATTGTCATTCCCGAAATCACGCAGAGATGATAATATGGATTGTCTTAGCTTCGCTTTGGGAGTTGCGAAACATACTCCAAGAGAAGCACCCGCCGACACCACCCCAAACCTAAAACTCCCTTGGTGGAAGAAAAAGAGAACCAGTGATGACTTCGACCCACGAGAAGCATTTTCCAAAGTGTAGGAGATGTGCCATAATAAATACATAATTTTTAAGGCAAGATAAAATTCTAATGCCTAGACGAAAATCTATTAAAGAACCTACAACTAAACAGGTTGAAGAAATGAGTCCATTTGAAATGGACGATATGGACTTCCAACCACAAGAGCCAGAATACTCGGATGAAGAATCAAGAGCGAGAGTTTGGCAACTTCAGGAAATTGAGAATATCCGCAATACAAGAGAAGCACCACAAGATGAGTATAATAATCTTGGGTATACGGATCATTATGTAGAAAATTTTAAAGCGGGTCTTTCTTATCGGCCACCGAGAAAAAACAAGGAAGATACTTCGGTTGTTACAGGAACAACTAGAGAAAAGAAACTAGCGATCATAAATTCGGTAGTTAATTTAGTTTTTGAGACAACATTCAGGGCGTTTGATGAGGATGATATCGAAGATCAGTCTTTGGGCGAGGCGATGACTGATTGTGTGTATCAGGCGAACAAGATTGAACAGTGGGATGAGAAGAAGTTGTACGCGTATTCGGAGCTGACAGATCAAGGTGATGTGTTTATTGAGGATATGTGGGTTGATGAGAAGCGCGTTGATAAAAAGAAGATAAAATTAAGCGCGGTTACAGAAGAAACTTTCAAAAATTTTGTTCCATCGAAATCCCTTAAGGTGATGTTTTCTGGGCCGAAACGCAGGATTATTCCGGGGCCGCAAGTTTACTTGGGGAACATTCGTGAGCCAGATATTTCTCAACAACCGGTTATCTGGACGAGGTATGTGATTCCATATTCAGTTGCGCGCGCGCAGTTTGGGCACTTACCGCGATTCAAGAATGTACCGAAGGATTTAGTCCCAACAACAGACGCGTCAGATACTGATCATTTTGGGTTGAATTGGAGGCTTGAGAAATTGTCCAAAGGAATGGTTGAGGTATTGTGTAGGCAAGATAAGTGGAATGATGATTATCAAATATATTTAAATGGGGTGCCACAGTTTCCTGTTGGATTCCCGATGCCTTGGGAGCATGGTGAATATAATCTTGTTAAAGGAAGTCTTGAGCCGATTTCTGCTTTTTTTGCATACTCGAAGTCGGTGCCATCCAAGACTTATATTGAACAGCAGATACTTGATGAGATGTATCGGTTAGCGGTACTTAAAACCCAGAAGTCGTTCATGCCACCGATAGCGAACTACTCAGCAAATATTCTAACCAAGAATATGTTCTTGCCGGGAAAAGTTAATAATAATCTTGAGAAGGGTGATGTTGAAGTTATGGGTGGGAATCCGAACATGTACTCAATGCAACAGTCTGAGTTTGAGATGATTCGGATGATAAAAGGATTTATTGATGAAAAATCAGTATCACCCGCACTGCAAGGTCAGGCATTTGGAAGTAGGACAACTGCGACAGAAGTTGATCAAGTTATGGCCCAAGCAAAACAACAACTTGGGATTATGATTTTCGGGTTTATGAATCTCCATCTTAAGTTAGATTTTTTGAGGCTCCACATCTTATTGGAAAATTACACAAAAGATCGTGGTGAGAAGATTAATAAAATTACAGGTAAGTTAGAAAAAAAGTTTGCTTCAGTAAATATTGAAAGAGAAATTGCTGGTCGAGGTATTGGGAATAAGCGCGTAGAATTTACAGATACTCAGCAGACACCGGAAGAAATATATGATAGGGAAGAAGGGATTACTAGGGATGAAGCTGGGAATATTATTTCTCAATTACCACCGAATAAACCAACTAAGATTACTCAAATAAGTCCGACTGTTTTGAGGCAAGTTAAGTACCATTGGTATCCAGAAGTCAATATTAATAACAGGGAATCATCTTTGGCTGAGAGAATTAGTTACGAAGATAGATTGATGAAAGCTGGTCAATTATTCGGTATGGAGAATATCAATTGGGAATACGCGAAGCGTATGTGGGCAGTAAAGAATAAGATTGACCCAGCATACTTCTTCACTTCAGTAAGTACACCCGTACCACAACAACAAGTTGATGGTATGGTTGAGAGTCCGGTTAATCAGCAAGCCCGTAGTTCTCCTACTGGGGTAGGTGAAGCGGTCAAACAAGGAGCAGGTGGCTAATGGAGAAAAGATATATTGTTAGAAAATATATAATGGCAAAGTCAGCTAAGGATGCTATTCGGAAAGATAAACAAGCACCTGTTGATGATGTCTGGGTAGATGATAAGTGGTTAGATGAACATACAAAAAATTCAATAGGATATGCCAAAAAGTAAAAAATATACAACTGAAGAATACCAAAAATATACCCTAGACCTATTAAGGAAGATTCTTGATGGGGTTGAATTGAATGAAATTGATTTTGCTGACCAGTATCGGGGTGAAGATAGGCTTAAATTTCTAAGATATTGCGCAACAGTAGTAGAAAGCCCGTTTTTTGAGGTACTTTTTTCAGCACTTTATTCCCCACATCTGATTTACGCAGCCACAAAGGCTGAAAATTATGATGTAGTTTCATTCAATCGCGCTACTGCTAATGGAATTGAGTTTGTTAAGTCATATTTTAAGAAATACGCAGCCCAGTATAAGGAAGAATTTGAAAAAGAGGAAGAAAAGTTTGATGAAACAAAGCCATTTGAGAGTATTGTTGATAAGGAGCAGTTTTTTAGGAGGTAGTGTCTGTGAATATTGAATTCAAACCCATTCGTTTTCGTACCAAACGTTAGTTTATAGGTCGATACTAAAATAAACGGTACTGTAAAGGGGTATGGAGATAAATATTAAATAATTTAAAATGAGTATTAAGATAAAAAATGAGGATGATGAGGAAGTTGAGGTTTATACTCGGGAAGAACTAGATGAAGTAGCAGAACAAAAAGCAGAAGAAGCTAGGCAAGCAGAGGCAGAGAGGATTGAAGCTGAGAAACAAACTGAAATTGATAGATTGAACGAGGAATTGGGGAAACTAAAAGACAAAGATTATAACTTTAGCCAATTAAGGAAAAAGGCTGAGGGTAAAGATTCTTCTGTTAATGAGGAAGTCAAAAAAGAAATAGAAGATCTTAAGAATAGGATTGACAGCCTAACAAAACAACCTGTTGAGGAAATAAAAGAAGAATTCATTGTTGAAAATATTGGCGATGATAAGGAACTTAAAGATAGGTTTAATTATTACTACGCGAAACTTTCTGGTGATGCGAAAACTAAAGCTGAGATAAACAAAGCAGCTAAAGAAGCCCTGACCCTAGCAAGTAATGGATCTTATAAACCTGATGATACCGGGAAAATCACCTCTGTTGGGGTAAGTCAGGACTATAGGAATAAAGGTGAGGGTAAGATTACTGAATCAAAAGTGTCTATGGGTAAAATGCTTGGTGTTTCTGAAGAAGACCATAAAAAGTATGGCAATAAATAATTAAATGAATATCTATGAGTGAAAATATTGAAGATAAAAAACCAGTAGATTCCCCAAAACCTGAACCAACTGCACCAGCACCACAACAAAAACCAGAGACAATGACGTTGCCGGTGAAGACGATTGAGGCGATGCTGGCTAGGTTGGAATCTATAGAAAAAGATAGGGCTGAGGATAAAAAGAAAATTAAGATACTTGAATCAGTCGCAAGTGAGACTAGGCTTAAAGAAGCTAGGGTTAATTTGGATGAAGACAAAAGACAAAGGGTTCATTTCAAGAAAATAGACAATAAAGTTGTTATCGGTTGGCCGGAGGGGGTTGGTGAAGATAAGGTAAATGAGATTGTGTTTAATAATGAGGGTAGACCAGTTGGTGAGTTGCTTAAGTGTCGGTTCAGTTTTCTTGACGGTACTAAGTCAGAGCTTATTGATCAATATAATCTGACTAGAAGTAATGATTATGTGTTTGCTCGGATACTTGAGGACAAGGGAAATTTTGTGGTTTTAGAATTTGAGGACAAGAGTATTTCTGATAAAACCATTGAAGTGCATAAGAAGTTCCTGAACGCGTAATAAAATTAATAGAATATAAAAATGAGTAGTGATGAATCAAAGCCAAAATTATACATTGGACAAAAGTTAGTTACTGAGTATAATGAGGTTGAAAGTGGTGTAATTGATTATGTTTTTGAGGATAATAGTAGGGGTAGAGCTACTATGGAGCAGTTCGATAGTATGGTGAAAGATAAACCATATGATGATGGGATGGCTCGGGTGTATAAGTGGGGGCCGGCAGTACGGGAGATAATGGCTGTTTTGCTGAAGAATAATATGATGATGATAGAGAAAGATTTCGTTATGGGTAGAGTTGACGAAACGATCATTCAGAGGTACGCTGAGGCTGCTGCTAAGTTATTCGGTTCTCCTAGTGAGAATGAGATAACGCTAACAAAAATTCATGAGGTACTAGTTTCCGGTGAGACCGGAGAAGATCAAGCTTAGGCTTGGTCTCCTCAAGTTTCGCTAGAGCAAGCGTAAATGCTCCTTCGGGGTATTTAGCCCGTTAATCTAAGTAGAGTGGTAAAACTCCCCACTATAAATAGGGAGGTTTTTGTCGTATCTGCAAACAGATAAGGCATGGTGTCTAGGATTAATAAATAATTAATATTTAAAAATATATGGCTGCTGCAGCTCAATCAGCAAAAATCGCGAGCGGTAGATGGAAAGTACGATGGTACCCTAAAACTGCTTCCGTGGCTATTGTGACCGGCACTCTTGTAGAGTTCGCTTCCGGTTATGTTAAACAAGCTACAACCACCGCAGGTGCTACTGATACCCCTTTGGCCGGTATCTTTATTGGAGCATCTGTTACATCGGCATCATCTGATTATGCCTCTAATACTAAAGTCCCAGTTTTAGTTCCAGCTGATCCAAACGCTGAAGCTGAAATTGTAGTCGGCACAGGTTCCCTTGCCGCGACTGATGTAGGCAAAAGTTTCGATATTGATTCTGATTCAGAAGTAACTGTTTCGACTAGTTCGAATGAACCAGTTACCTGTACTGAATATATTTCTGCAACTCTTGGTAAGTTTGTACTTACAACTCTAAGTTCACCAGCAGCTTAATCTGTTGGTGTTTAATAATTAATATAATAAATTTGTGGCTCAAATAATTTCACGCTCAAATTTCGCGGATTTCAATGACAACCTTGAAGTCTTGTGGAGAAAGACTTACGATGCGTTCCCAAAAGTCGCACGTCAGCTCTACGATGTACGTTCCACAGATGTTGATACTGGTTCGGTATCTTCACTCGATAGCGTATCCGTAGCAAAAAGAAAGAGAGAAGGTCAGGATTTCGCTTTCCTATCTTTAACTCAAAATTACAGAAAAACATGGCAGACCTACGAGGTAGGTGGTGAGATAAAAATAACTTGGAATATGAGGCGCTATGCTAAATATAACGAGATAAACAAAGCTCTCACCGGCATGGCTGAATCCGTAGCTCGAAGAATGGAGATGGATCTCACACACAGATTCACATTCTTCGGATCAACTTCATACACAAACCTTGATGGTGATTCTGTGACAACAACTGTTGGTGATGGTCTCGCCCTAGGGAGCACCGTTCATACTGTTCCCGGTTCATCTACAACTTTTAGAAACATAGTGGCTAATAACCCAGTCATTTCTAAGGGTGGTATCGAAGCAGCTGAAAAGCTCTTTGCTACTCAGATGATTGATACAAATGGTCAATTGGTTTTCTATACTCCTGATACGATTATCACAACCAATGATCCAACTGTTGTAAATACAGTTTCTCAGTATCTTCGTTCTAGTGCTGATCCTGAAGCTGCTCATTCTGGTGTTATGAATCCATATATGGGTAAGTATCGTCATGTGATTCTTCCATTCCTTTCTACAACTGCTGCTGGTGCATATGATTCGACAAAAGCGAATTACTGGGCACTTGCTTGTATTGCTAGAACAGACGCACTTCTTTTTGTGGGTCAAGAACCAATGCTTATTCCACCAACTGAAAATGACGGTAAGGAATTTGAAACAATGGATTGGTTGTACGCCGCATTCGGCTCGTTCGGCCTTGAAATTTCAGATCCAAGATTTATCGTGCTTTCTGCTGGAGATGGGTCTGCTTAGAAAAAATAATTAAGGGAACTATGTTTAAAAGGACGGCGGTGGGTTCCCAGATTTAAGAAAATTATGTATCCAACTTTAAATTCAGGTTACGGTCAGCTGATGTCGCATCGTTTTGGACTCGGCCAATCCGGTAAAGTCTTCGTTGTAGGCAAGGTTGGTGTCGCTTATCGCGATGCTATCCAGCGTTTATTCGTAACTGACTACGATGGTAAGAATAGGTTCTTTTCGACAATTGATGCAGCTATCGGTGCTTGTACTGCGAACGCAGGAGATACTATTCTCGTTCTTCCTGGACACACTGAAGCTGTCACTTCAACAAGCATTAACTGTGATGTTGCTGGTGTAAGAATTATTGGTCTTGGTAGTGGTTCAATGAAACCAACTCTGACTTTCAGCGCTACTGATTCTGCTATCAATGTAACCGCAGCTGATTGTGTTTGGCAGAATTTTCGTATCACTGCTGGTATTGGTGATGTTGTAACTGCATTTTTGCACGCTACTGCAGCACAAAATACTCAGTATCTCGATATTGAATTCTACGCTACATCAACATATAACTTCATCAACTGTTACACCCTTGGTGCAGCTAACATTTCTGATGGCTGTAGATGGGAACGTAACTATCTAAGGACTGCGGACACTGGTCAGCTCGCATTATGTATTACCGCAGCTGCTCATAACGATCTGAAATTCTACGATAATTATGTCTCTCACGCTGCCGCCGCCGCTGGTCTTTTGACTGCCGGTGCTGCCAACTTGCTGGGACTTGATGTTAAACGTAATTTCGTTCAAACAGGTCAGACTGATGGTTCTGTTGGAGTATTGGTAATAACAACTTCGACCGCTTCAAGTGGTCGTATTACAGATAATGATATGAAAACTGCTGATGCAGCAGCTAATGTAGCTATCCCGATTGCGTCGAAAGTGTACGCAGCTCGAAACTACATTGCTGGTGCTGATGAAGTCGGTACTGTCGTTGCTGTCGGTACGTTGTTCGATAACACCTAATGATAATAATAGGGGCAGTAAAAACTGCCCCTTCACTTAAATTAAAAAATTATGAGACAAACAGTTGAATATACACTTCTTGACGGGGTGACTCCACAGACACTGACATCATCGACAGACGCTACTCCGATTGTTGTTACTAAAGCAGCTCATGGATATTCTACCGGAGATGTTCTTACTATCTTCGGCCATACAACAAATATAGCAGCCAATGGTACATATAGAATTACCGTTCCAAGTTCCAGTACGTTCTCACTCCAAGATCCTTACTCCGGTTCAAATGTTGCCGGTTCTGGTTCTGGTGCTGGTGCGAATGGGATTGCTGCAATTGCATCTAAAATAGCGCTTGTCGAGGATTTTAGGCACGCTGTTTTAAGTGTAGTTTCTGCTGGCACTGCAACCTTTACCTATAAAGTAGTCGGCTCTTTAGGAAGGTTAAGGGCCGATGCCTCTACCCATACCGATGCACCGAACTTCGGAGCTACTCAGTCAGCAACTAATCCTTGGGATTATGTCGAAATTGTAAACCTGGAAACAGGTGATGTCATTGATGGGGCTACTGGTATAGCCGTTGCTGGTACAGATATTAATAAGAATTATGAAGTTAACATCAATGGACTTAAGTGGCTTTCGTTAATACCTACTGCGTTTACCCAAGGTAATATTACAGTAAAGTTAAAACTATTTAACGACGTATAAATATATGGCACGAATTAATGGAACAGGAGCTTCTGCTCTATCAAACCCAGTCACAGTAGCACAAGGTGGTACAGGCCAAACAACATATACAAACGGTCAAATCCTTATTGGTAATACAACAGGGAATACTTTAACAAAAGCAACTATAACTGGTACAGCGAATCAAGTTGTTGTAACTAATGGCACTGGTACAATAACGCTTTCATTGCCGCAGAGTATTGCAACCACCAGTACCCCTAGTTTTACATCTGTTACTGGTGCTACTGATAGTAATTCTACCGCTTCTTTTACTTCTGGAACTGGTGCTAATGCTGATAATTTTATGTCTTTTGCTGGTGGCAGAGGAATGATTGGATATACAACAGCTACTCAAGGGATTGCGATAAGCGGGGGTGGCACTAAAGGATTTGCCGTATACGTTGCTGGTACGACAGGTACATTTGTATCTGGAACAAGGGCGATGGAAGTTACAACCGATGCTAACATTGTTTTAGGCGCTCAATCAGTCTTGGCAACCAATGCGACAAATGGTTTTGTTTATATTCCAACCTCAGCCGGTGCTCCAACAGGTGTTCCAACTGCTTTTACAGGGAAAGTTGCTATGGAATTCGATACTACAAATAATAAATTAATGATCTACGATGGTGGGTGGATCGGAGTTACATTAGCTTAAAAAATATATGAACCTAAACCTAAATTATCCTCAAAGAGAAGATTCTAACATACTTCCAAATCCTGAATTAACTCTGGATTATATAAATTATGCAGTTAAGAATTCTAATCCTGATGGTCTTAGCTCAGATTTTAGAAAAATATTTTCCAGAATTCAGAATAAGATTTCTGTGGCTATTGATAATAATGAATCAGAAGTTAATTTGGAAGAAGCTGAGAAAGACCTACTTAAGAAATCGTTTGAAAAAGCTAAATTTCCAGCTGAACTTTCGAAGTTTGTAGTTTTACTGGAAGAAGAAATTAATAAGTAATATATGTTTAAAAAAGTTAGAGGTAATACTCGAATAGACTATTACCCAAAAAAAGCTTCTACTGTTATAGATGTTGGTGATGCGCTTGTTTTTGATGAGAGTGGTTATGTTAAGCCTTATGTGGGTGGGAAAAAAGAGATCATGGGTGTGGCTTTGCAGGCCGTTAGGTCTACTGATCCTGACTATGCTCAAACTACTGATATTGAAGTGGAGGTTGAAGATAAAGTAGAATGGGAATTCGAAACTACTGGTCTCGCAGCTTCTGACGTTGGTAAGGGAGTAGGGGTTTCTACTAGTGATCCGGGTGCTGTTAAGACAGATGCTAATTTTGCTGATATTTTTGTAGTTAAAAGATACATTAGTCCAACCAGAGGCATTGGTTCTTTTGTTGATTTTCAGAATGGTAAATTTGTCAATTCAACTAATAATTATGTCACTGTTGGTTTGGGTACAGGTGGTGATTACAATATCAGTTCTACTGCTGAAAATTCTCAGGAAACGATAAATGGTATAGCGGCTGAACTTAGCGCTGCTGGTGGTGGGGTCTTGGAAGTAGTAAGTCCAGGCACTTTTTATGTGAATAATCCGGTTCAGTTATATTCGAATGTTTGGTATAGAGCGAAGCATCACGGTGTATCTACTTTTAAATATATTAATAATGTTACACCTACTGTCAAGAATGATTTTAGTGGTACTTATGGTGGTGGTTGGGCAATTATACTTGGAGCGGATCAGTCGGGAGTAAATAAAGATATAAGTAATACAAGAGTTACTGGCTTTATCTTTGATTTTAATGCTCAAAATATGAGTCCTCCTGATGTTACAGCGGCTAGACATAGGGCCATGTATATACGAGGGTACGATAATTTCATATTTGAATTTAACGAGATAAAAAACCCTTGGAACTGGTGTGTTGATATGCACGGTAAGCAGGACGATGCTACAATGTCTGTAAATTGTTGGTTCCATCATAATAAACTAAGGTCTGGTTGGGACACTAACGATGCAACAAAATATGTTGATGGTAGGCAAGATGGCGTAGATTTTCATGGAGTGAATGGTTTGTGGTGTGAGTATAATGATATTGATACTTATGGAATTCAGGCAGACCAGACACCAGATGGTAGCGGGCTTCAAGCACAGTGTTCAGGTGATGACGGGATAGTCCTAAGGACTTATGCTACAGATTTAGCAATTAAGAATGTTTGGATAAATAATAATAAAATTAGATCCGGATCTAGAGGTGTACATTTTACTATAGATGACCAAGATATTAGTAATGTCCATGTTTTGAACAATATTGTTGAAATATCAAGTAATTCTGCTTACGACATGAGGACATCTACTACAGGAACAGGCGTATTTAGAGATATTCTCTATGACGGGAATCACGTTGTTCAGGCTGCGATGGGTACTGGATTAGATGCTGAGGGTGGGGCTGGGTTTTATATCCATCCTGGTAGTAGAACTGATACTTTTTTTGAGAGGGTCACTATTAAAAATTCGAAAATAAAGACTGTCCAGAGTACTGCTGGGACCCCAGCTGGTTATGGGATTTCTAATTTAGCGAAAGGGGATTTCTTGGATGTATCTGGCAACCAAATAGGTAGTGGGGTTAAGGGCTTACGTTGTATCAACCTAGCAGCTAACAATAAGTTAGTTACTAACTATAAGTGCGATAACAATACATATACTCAGGATAACGCAAATGGATACGGGATTGTTGCTCAGTGTAATCAAAAAGGGACGATTTGTGGGAATGTAGGAAAGGGGAATGCTAGTGCTTTGATTAATATAAGAGTTATGGGACAGGCGACATCTGGAAGTGGTACTTATAATTCAGTATGCAACAACGTCATGGAGACTTGGGGTACCGGTATCGCCGAGGATAATACCGGGGGCACGGCTGACTACAACATCTATGTCGGCAATGTTATGAAAGATGTCACTACCGAATGGTATCCATCCCCCCTTGGTACTAATTCCAAACAAAATATTGATCCAGCTGGTGCCAACGCAACGGTTGACCCAGGCTCTCAACTAAACATCCATAACTAATGACCTGGCCAAATCAATTCGTCAGCCTAATGAAATATTCGAAGGATGTGGTTAATAACCCTCCCTCTGATATTTTCATCAATAAAGTACTGGATAAGGTAGAGGAACTTGGGGCTAACGGGATAGATATTACAACCGTGGTACCAGATAGAAAATCCACAGCTCTAACTAGAAGATGGATAGACGCTGGGAGAAAACGAGGACTTAGAATCTGGATACGCCTTGCTGGCCTCGCCTTTGAAGGAATTTACAACACTTCTAAACACCGAAGCCCTGACGGTCTCAGGCACTTCAAAATCCACGCTGATTGGATTTCAGAGAACAGAGATTTACTTCTCCCTAATACTATCCTCACTACCGAATCAGAACCACAGAACGGCGGTATATTGGGTGTAAACCGAGGCCCCAAAGATTTCTACCAATTTAATAGCAAAGAAGACTTCAATGAATGGCTACGAATGAACATTCAAAACACCAAGCTCGCTCTAAAGGCTTCTGGTTGTGATGGAGTACAAGTAGGATGGTTTGGGTTTGATGGCTTTATCGGCTGGGGGAACGACAATCCAGATTGGGCAGGTAAGAGTTTTCTTGAGGCGCAGACATTCGAAATGATGGATAACACTCTTTGTATAGACCACTACCCCTCTAAAGAAACAATGGCAAAAGACCTGGACGATTTAAAGAAGGTCTGGCCGAACGTCAATGTGGTTATAGGTGAAATGGGAGCGATACACGGAGAGACACCTGAACAATTACGACAGCAATTAGAAGCTCTCAAAAGACCATATATCAAAACCGTCAACTACTGGACAATGATCGGCGGGAACTCAGCACTTATTACTGACGATTTTAAGAACACTCAATATTTCGATGTAGTTAAATCATTCTTTAAATAAACAAAGTGGCAAACGAACCAGACATTAATCAAATACTCCAAAGACTCGACTACCTCGAAAAGCTAGTTCAACGTCATAATCACGATGGGGTTGAGACGGTTGAATTGGATGATATTGTTTCTGGTCTTACCTCTCCCCTCACCACTAAAGGTGATGTTTGGGGATATTCTGGTACAGATGCAAGGATTCCTATTGGTGCTAATGGTGACGTTCTTACGGCAGATTCTACTCAGGCACTCGGTCTAAAATGGGCAGCGCCAGCATCTTCCTCTTTTGTTTCTCCACTTACGACTAAAGGTGATATACATACTTTCACGACCGTAGACGCTAGGCTAGGAGTCGGTTCTGATGGTCAAACATTATATGCAGATTCAGCCCAAGCCACTGGTCTCAGGTGGGGTAGTCCAGCTGCTATCGGGCTTACTACTAAGGGTGATATCCTCTGCTATAGTTCGGCTATTGACCGACTCCCAGTTGGTTCAAACGGAAAAATCTTGTCGGCTGATTCAGGTGAATCTACAGGGTTGAAATGGATAACTTCCACAACCACTGGATTCACGAGTAGGGTTAATGCTTATTTGGGTTCAGATCAAAGTCATGGCTTAACTGGGTTTGAGAAGGTTCAATTTGCCACTGAGAATTTTGATGGTGATGGTGAATATAGTGTGAGTGATTATAAATTTACAGCTGGTTCAACTGGATATTATTTGGTTATATCCAAGGTTACTACTAATAGAGCTAATGATAGTGCCAATGATGTTATCGCAGTATTTAAAAATAACTCAGCTACGAGTCATGCCGAATATTTTGTTCAAAGAAGTTCTACCGGATCTTATACCCCCTTCGCTAAAGTAGAGATATTAATGTATTTAATAGCTGGTGATTATATAGATATAAGAGTTAACCTCGGTTCTTATTCTACTCCTAAAATCTTATCAGGTGAGGGCGCTACTTTCTTACACATTCATAGACTATCCTAATGCCAAAACTCCAACTTACATTTGATAAAGGAATCCTAAAACCAGCGAATATTGCTTCGACTATTCTTCGTCCAACCCCAGCAGGTTTTTCTAGTTACGCTCAGAATATAGATGTTCAATCTGATGAATTCGGTCAGTTTCAAATATTACCCGGGCCAGCACTCAATACTATAACTAATAATAGTGAGCTTACTGGTGTACCACATACTAGGGCGAGACTCCTAGGTATATCCTCAGCTGGTTTTGATAAGATACTTTTTACTGAAGGAATTCTCGGTGCAGCCAATGTGGTTAGAATGGTTGAGGATGTTGAAACCGGCGGCGCTCCACAAATTAAAGCATCAACTAGTGTATCAGCTACTCATGGTGGTCACTCCACCCCAACCATTCAGGATATAGATGTCCATAATGGTTTAACTCTTGTTGCTGTCGGAGTCGATGCAACTGATGTCTGGATTCAAAAATCTGATTGTACTTCCGGCGCTCCTGGTGCTTTTTCTCTGGTTGATACTGCCACTATTTCAGCTGATTCCCTATCCTCAACTGATCATAGACTTATTTTGGGTGATGATGGTAATTACTATATTTCTTGCAACAAACGTCCAACCGCGTATTTGCTTAAACTCGCGAGTGATTTAACCACTGTCACAGCTCAAATATTTACAATCCCTAGGGGTAAACAAACTACTGCCCTAGGTAAATATCAAACCTATCTAGCCATAGCCTATGGTGAGATTTCAACCAATGCTTTCACTAACCGCAATGTTGCTCAGGAATCCGGTATTATTTTATGGGCTTATGATTCTACTACCCAGTATGTGCGTGATATTCCTTGTCCAGCCAACTACATTTCAGCCATAGTCAAAGACCCATCCGGTAATACACTCGTTTTTGGTGGTAAAAACGATGGCCGTACAACAATTTATCAGTTTACCGGCTTTGGTTTCGAACCTCTCTACTCATATATAGGAGAAATGCCAAGATCAAGACACTCTATTGATTTCGATTCCCAGCGTAGGATCATATGGACAACTGCGGATGGCCAGATACTTAGATTTGACCCTCTTTCTGGCAAGTTCGATCATCTCGGCTCCATTACCACTGGCTCGTCCGCTGGTGGAATTCTTATAAAACTCCTTGGTTTAGGCAATGATTTTCTAGCCACTGCTGGATCTGGCTCTACTTACACTATGAAGAAAGTCGTTTTCGGAAACTATATCGGAGATGGCGCTTCTTCTGATACAATAAATACACCATTAATTATCTCGGGAAACCAGTCTTTGCCGGCCAAATCAATTGTTAAAAATATCAACATCAAGCTAAACAGAAATCTCGTTACAGGTGAAAAAATAGAAGTCAGGTTTTATAAGAATGGTTCAACTACTGCTGCAACATACGGCTCACTTTCATATGCAACCGACGGTGCTATTGGTGCAAAGACGATCAGGTATATGATACAAGGTGTTAATGAATTTGCGTTCGGTTTTGCTTACAAGATGAGTGACAACCAAACAACTGCACCAGCGATTGTGAGCGCTGAAGTTGAATACTCAACAACTAATTTTCATACATAATATATGGCATACGCATATACAGCATTGAAGGCTGAAATTCTCAGCGACAATATAGAGGCTGGTACTTCCATCCGCACCCAAATCAATCGCGCAGTCCGTCAAGTTATTGCTGACTTAGATATCAAGGCTACAAAACGACGCACTCAACTTTCCCCTAATCTATTTGAGGGGGTTTATGACTACACTTGCCCGTCTGATCTTAAGGGTCTTGGGATAATAGACATCCAAAAGCAAGTAGGTAGGATTCTTTGGGATGATTTTACTCTAGTTCCAGTTGAGGAATTTGATCGTAGAAAATCGCTTAACGAAAACGTTATCGCGATTTCTGATTTTGATTTTATAAAAAAACTCCGTATCTCAGCTGATATAGATAGCAGACAAGTCACGCTTCACGAGATGGATTCTATTACTTCTAACGGTACTTGGGTTGCTTCTGGTGACGCGAGTAATTTAACCGTTGATTATAATGAATCTATTAATGGTGCTGCTTCTCTTAATTTCGATATTGGTGGTTCTACTACCACATCTGGATTACTTACTAACTCGACACTAACCGCAGTTGATTTGACTCTCTACGAGAATCAACAACTTTTTGTATGGGTATATATTCCGACGACAACTGATTTAACTAGCTTCAAATTAAGATGGGGTTCGAGTGCCTCTGATTATTGGGAAGCGACTGCCACAACAAACAACGAAGGTACGTCTTTTTATACTGGTTGGAATTTACTTAGATTTGCTTGGCCCAGCACTGATACTGGAACCCCAATAATTACCGCGGTTGATTATCTAAGGTTGGAAATAGTTAAAGGTGCTTCTCTCCCTGCCTCTACTGACTGGCGTGTTGACTGGATTGTCGCTAGATCCGGCGTTATTCATAATGTTTTATATTACTCACGTTACGGCTGGAGGACTTCTGCCGGTGTGTATTTAGAAGATTCGGCTAATGATACTGACACAATAAATGCTGAAACAGACGAACTTGAACTCTTTACTTTCAAGGGTAAGCAGATAGTTTTTGAGGAAGCTCAACTTTGGAATGATGCTAAATACTGGGAGAACCAGTACATTGCAAAGAAAGCTGAGTATCGTAGACGTTACAAATCTGAGGCTAAACAAGTCTCATCCGAATATTATAGATTTAATTAAAATATATGTACGTAGACCCAGCCACAGGTACTAAATATGTAAGTGAAGATGTCGCAAGACAGTACGGAGTTAAAATTGGATCTTCTGCTCCAACTACTACCCCCGCTATTTCATCGACTCCAACCACAACTCAAACTAGTACTGGTACTTATACTGATCCAAAAACAGGAACTAAATATACAAGTATAGATGTCGCTCGCCAATATGGAGTTAATGTTGACGGTACACCCCAGCCTACTCCCAGAACAACACCTACTCCTTCTACTCCAACGACTACTGTAACATCGGACACTATAAGGAAGGCCGAGGAAGCTAAACTTCTCGATATAAATAAACAGACCTTTGAAAAAGATCAGGAGATTCGTCGACTTTCTCAAGAGAAACAAATTGCTGATCTTAAGGCTGCTTTAGGCAATCCAACTGTACCCACTGGCCCTGCTCCCACTGCTCCAAATCTTGCAGCTGATTATACCAGACTTCGCCAAGAATCTGGTCTTAATGGTTTGGAATCACAAATCACCGCGCTGAAGTCAGATATTTCCAGTAAGACTAATGCTTTAACTGCCGGACTAAACAAAATCGGTGGTCAATCTGGTGTTGCTGAAGTTTTAGGTAGACAACAAGAACAACTTTCGCAGCAACAATCACAGGAATTAAATAGTCTCAACACAACCCTTTCTACTTTGGGTGATATCTATTCCAATGCTTTAAACAACATTAATACAATAATGGGTTTTAAGCAGACGGATTACGCCAACGCTTCTCAGGAATATAATCAAGCTTACAATAGAGCAATCACCGCACAGCAGTTGGTCATGTCCGCTGAGGAAAGAATGGATTCAAAGAATAATCAACTTAGAGATGACGCGAGAGCTAACCTAACAGTCATGCAAAACATGATTAAGGATAGCGGTCAGTCGTGGGATAATGTTGATATAAATACAAAACTCAATATTCAGAAACTTGAAATGCAAGCTGGTATGCCACCCGGAACTATGCAGGAATTCTCACGTTCACTTCCAAAAGCCAATTTGCTCGCTACTCAGAACGGCGTTGATGAGGCTGGGAATGATATTGTCTCAATGATTTACGCAGATGAGAACGGTAATCCCGGTATAGTCAGAACAATTAAGACTGGTGGCAAGACTACTCCGAAGGGAACAAAGAGTGAACAAGAGATAGTTTTCGATTATATAAACTCATATAAAGATGCTGGTATTTTACCAACAGATAGTTTGGCAACCGCACAGGCTAAATTGCAGAAGTCGAAGATTTACCAGGATCAGATAAGGGGGCCACAAGGAGCAACTACTTCTGTAAGTGAAAGAATACTTTTGAAACAAAATGATGTATTGTCACAAGCTAGAGCAGCTCTTGAAAGGGAGAAAGCAAGTAGTAAAGATGGTGCTGCTAATCCAGATACTTATAGAAAGTTCAAAGCTGATTATATAGCTGCCAATGGTAACGCTAATGATTTCTTCCAAGCAGTCCCAGTTGAAACATATATAGATCCAAGCAATAGGAAGGGTGACTTAGATATTTATAAATCAGGAGGCTTCGGCTAAATTATATGGCACTCAACTTTTCTCCAATCAAATATCTCAAGAGTATTTTTGAAAGACCCGAGGATGATGACAAGAGAAAAATGCTTGTCGCTCCGGGTGTGGTTATTGATGTTCCGAATAGACCGATCAACCCAACTACTCCGTCTGTTGGTGCTGTTGCTAGAGAAATCCCCGGTGCGGTTAAAAAGACTGCGACTCAATTAGTTGAGCCTCTTAAAACTGGTTCTAATAATGCAAAGAAGGTACTCAAAACAGTTGGTAATACATTAACATCTTCAACTCAAAAGTTTGGTAACACTATCGGAACGTCTTTAGCGTTATCTGGTCAACAAGAAATGTTGGATGAAACAACTAGACGCAATGAAGAACTATCTAACACAACCCTTAACCTTATAAAGCAACGTCGCGCGCAAGGTAAAGATGTTACCAATCTAGTCAGACAATATCAGTCTATTACGGGCAACGTGCCTACTATAGAAGAACTCAACCCGACTATTAAGAAAACAAATCTTCAAGTTCTAGGTGAAGCTGGTGGAACTTTATTAGAGGCTACTTCGGCCGGCTCGTTTTCTAAGGGAGCCAAGTCTTTTCAGTTAGCTCAGAAGAGTAGTATGGCTCCGGCTGTTATATCCTCAGCAGCAAAAGCAGTTACAAAAAAGGAAGCGTTAAAACAGGCTGGGAAATCTATCGCAGTTGGTGCAGCCCAAGGTTACACTTACGACGTTTCAAGTAATTTACAAGAGGGTAAAACTGGGGCAGAAGCATTTAAACCGGGTTTAGGTACGGCTGTTGGTGCTTCTGTTCCGGCCCTTTCGTCAGCTGTTGGCCTTGCTAGAACAGAGGCTTCTTTGCAAATCAAGGATTTAATCAAAAAGGGTTACGCAAAAGATGAAGCTGAGAAGATTGTTAAAGAAGGTGGGTATTTTAGACTATTCGAATCACCAAAGCTTAGAGAGCTAGGAGATAAAATCAATGAGCTTAACTCGAAGATGGTTAATGCTCCGAATAAAACACTTCAAGCACGTTATAAAAAAGCATACGAGCAAGCAGTTAAGCAGTATAAGAAAGAACAACAGGGTGGGTTTGTTAAGCTCTTTGAAGGTGTTGATGATAAGTCTGACGTTGTAAAAAAAGAAATGAAGTTTTTGGATACTGTTAAGAAGTCTCCGGTGGTTTCATCTGAGACCAAAGAGGCAATAAATGAATTACCGAATAGATTCCAGACTCCCATTACCAATAAAGAAACGCTCTCAAAAGCTCAAGCTAGGGTGAACCAATCTACAGAAGGCGCACTTAGTTATGTGATGAGTAATGATAAACCAGATGAAGAAACCATCGCAACTGGGATTGAACTCATGCGTAAATATCGTGCCGCTGGTAATACCCAACTTGAGGCTGATATTGCTGGTAATGTAGCTGAAAAATTAACCAAAGCTGGCAGAACTGTTCAGGCAGCCTCTATATTTAACCGTCTTTCACCTGATGGTGTTTTGGTGTATGCACAGAGGCAGATACAGAAAGTTCAATCTAAGTCTCCGGGTAAACTTAGAAAAGTAGAGAAGACTATAGAAGATCTAATCCCAAAACTAGGTAAGGCAAACAAAGATGTTTCAGATCAGGTGGTAGAAGAAATTAGGAAAGAGCTTCCTGACTTGGCTAAATTGGGTAAACCGAAATTGAATCCACCAAAACCAAGAGCGAATGATGCAGAATTTAAGGCATTATTTGATAGAATTGCAGCTGAGGATTCTACTGATAAGGCTGCTAGTGCGCTTGCTGGTAAAATTGCACCAACCAAGAAACCTAGAAAACCAGACCCACTTAAAGAAATGGTTAATGAATTGTATCGAGTAGCGAAAGAGGTATTACCAGAAAAGAAAAAACCAGTTCAGAAGAACCCACTTGATTTTATTAGAGAAGCTATTAAAAACAAAGATGAGTATAAGGATGTTTGGTTAAAAGCTCAAGATATTGTTAGACAAAGATATTCAGATAAACCAGAACAACTTGCATTATTAAACAAGTATTTTGATACTACATTACTCTCTGGGGCAACAACCCATGCGGGTCTTCCCGTTGCTGAATCTAGGGTTACGGGTGCAATTAGAAGGGGTATGAAAGAATCTGGGGTGGATTTAAACACTCTTGTCAGAGAACATTATTCTGGGACTCAGAAAGCAGGAAAGGATCTAACTAATAAGTTGATAGACGAGTTAGGGATACCCGCTAAAGATGCAATACAACTTAGTCAAAGGATAGAACGCAGATTCCAAGAACTAGCAACACAGAAAAAACAAGCGATTCTTGCTGGTATGTTTAAGGATAGAACTTCTAAACAAAAGAATTTAACCCAGAGACTTATTGAGCTAAGTAATCTTGGTGGTTTTGATGACCCAAAATACAGAAAACTTATTTCTGAGAAATTTGGATTGCCTACCCTTGATGAACCATTGGCTAAAAAGTTAAAAGACTTAGCTAATCAAGCACAGTCTACTGATGATTTAATCGTTAGAGACGAACTCCAAAACGAACTTCGTTCTGCTCTTTCTTCACTCACTACTGCCGGACTTGGTAAGAGGGTCGCCACTGCTCAAACCATCGCTCAATTGCTCAATCCAAAGACAATGATTCGTAACACTATCGGTAACGAAATATTTTGGCGACTTGAGCGGGCTAATAAATATCTTGCAACTCCGATTGATATTGTCAGGTCTAAATTAACAGGTGGACCAAGAACCGTTACATTTAGAACGGGTGCTGATTGGAACGAATTTTTTAACCCAACTAAAGACTATTTAACCGGGCTTAAGAAGGGTGCTAAGGCTGGTCTTGAGGGCAGGTCTCTTACTCCTACTCAGTCTGATTTTAATCCCGGACTTACTTTTACTTCTAAGTGGAACCCCGCTTCATGGTTTGAGCGTTCTATGAAGGCAACTCTTGGTGGATTCGACCAAGCTGCTTTTAATCGAGCTAGAAACCAGACTATTGGTGAGTTATCTTATTTAAGAGCTCTTAATGAAGGCCTTAAAGGTAAAGCAGCTAAAGAAGCAGCTAAAAAATATGCTAAGAATATTGACCAGAATGTACTTGATTTGGCTAATGAATACGGTAAATATGTTACTTACCAAGATGACAATATCCTTTCTACTGGTTTAGGTAAGGTCAAGCGCGCTCTTAATCTAGGCAAAGATTTCGGTGTCGGTGATTTAATCATCAAATACCCAAAAACTCCCGGTGCGATTATGATGCGCGCGATAGAATATTCTCCTGCTGGTATTCTTAAATCAGCCTATGAATTAGGCAAGGCATACAAAAACGGTACTCCCGGCGCTGAAAAAGCCACCCTCGCCCTCTCTCGCGCAATTACCGGCACTCTCGGTCTTACTGGTATGGGTTATATACTTGCAGATAAAGGTATAATTATCGGCAAGTCAGAGGAAGATAAGGATATAAAAGCAACAAGAAAAGAAACCGGTGTTACTAAATATCAGGTTAATTTAAGCGCACTTGAACGCTTTGTTAAATCTAATTTTAAGGACTCAGGTGGCACTAAACCCGGTGACAAACTTTATTCCTACGACTGGGCGCAACCTATCGCAGTCTCAATTTCTATGGGTGCTAATGCAAATAAAAATGTTAAGGCTGGGGAACGTGTTTCTGGCGGACTTGGAGCCACCGTTTCTAATTCCATTACTGGTGGAGTGGAAACATTAACCGAACAACCAGTTATTTCGGGTGTGAATCGTATATTCCAAGGTCAAGGTGTAGCTGATACTGCTATAGACACCGCCAAGCAACTCCCAGCTTCTTTTGTGCCGACCGCACTTAGTCAAGTTAATCAGTTCCAGGATAACACATCTAGAACAACTTACGACCCAAGCCCAGTACAAGAAGCATGGAACCGAGCTAAAGCCAAGATACCCGGTGTGTCAAAGTCACTCCCTGAACAAAAAACTATTCTCGGAGAAACAGCGAAACGTTATGAGGACAATACATTCTTTAATGTGTTTACTAATCCTGCATTTGAGAATACCTATAAAGAACGCCCTGAGATAAAGATGGTACTTGATATATATGAGCGATCCGGTGAAACCAAACAAGCCCCACGTGTTGTTGGCAAGACTGCTGAGGTAACTAGAGACGGTAAGTCAGAAAATATAAAACTCACCCCCAAAGAACAACAGGCACTTCAGGCAACAATTGGGTCACTGACTCAGGATGTGTTCTATAAACTCTCTGCCGGTGAACAAAAAGACAGATTCGCCGCACTTCCTGATGAGAAAAAAGCTGCGGTAATGGCTGATATTCTTTCTGATATATCTCAGGCAGCAAGAATTCAGGTACTCGGACATAGACCAGACCCTAAAGGAGTTAGTGACAGGGCTAGGAAGTATTCAAGGGAGCTGAAGGCAGATCCAGATTTACAACAATATCTATTTACAAGAACACCATAAAGTATGAAGAAAAAAGAAAAGACAATAATTAAGATAGACGAGTGGGGGAATGTTATAATTAAGGAAGATGATAATACGGTTCATTTCTCCCATCTTTCTAATTATTCTGATTACGAACAGCGGATACTTATGGAGAAAGCCTTTGATTATTAATAGAGTATATGGAGAGAGAAATAAAAGAGATACATCTCAGGCAAGATTCTTTTGAACAGAGATTGTTCAGAATTGAAGAGATGTACAAAAACCTAGAAAAGCAGAATAACGATATTATGGATTTATTAAGACCCATATCTAGTACGTATAACGCAGCCACGACATTGAGGAAATGGGTGAATGCTTTGGCTATAGCCATAGTTACTTTTGTGGGGGCGTTCTTTGCTCTTAGACAGCTATATAATTATCTGACAAATAAGCCATAAATTAAGTATTTACTTTAATTTAACGGGTGATATAATTTTAGTATGGATGAAGTTAATAAAAACTTAGGTGTAATCATTGAAGAGAAACCCAAGGATTGGGTTGCTGGGAGTATTCATTACGAAGTCTTAAACCCTAGCGGAGATTGGACTTCCTATTTACCTAGTGCTGAAAATCAAACAACACATTACACCGATACCATGGCCTGTGTCACTTTCTCCTGCTTGAACGTTATAGAAACTCAGATTAAGTTCTTTACTGGGCAAGAAGTCAATTTTTCAGACAGATTCATAGCGAAATTATCCGGTACTACACACCAAGGTAACTCAATACAAAGAGTATTAGACGCAATTAACAAGTACGGTCTAGTTAAAGAGGAAGAATGGCCTACGGGGATTGATTTTAACTGGGATGAATATTACGCAGAAATTCCGCAGTCAGTATTAGACAAAGCCGATAAGTCTATAAAAGTACAGTATGAGTTTCACTACCCGAATAACAGCGACTACGCTAAGGAGCTTAAACACCTTCCGTTAGAAATGATATTAGAGGCTGGGAATCCCTACCACTCAGTTACGATGGTAAACACAAGTCAGCAGTTCGACCACTACACACCTAATTTAAGACCACAAAAATCAATCTACGTGGCAACAAAAATATTAGTTACAGGTATAAAAATGACAAATGCAAAACTAGTTAAGAATAATGCTGAATATGGTTTCTACCTCCCAGCTACTACAGAGGAGGCAATGATAGATAAGGCTCTCAATTTAGGTTATCCATTACCTACGAAAGACAATGGTACTAAAGTAGACTGGGACAATGTTAAGCCGGATATAGAGATAGCCTAGTTTTGTTCCCCCTCCCCTCTATCGAAAGATAGGGGCACGGAGTTTTCCTCCTCAGTCCTTTGGGTTGGGGGGAGGGGTGATGAGACAATATTAAACACCAATAGTTAGGAGTAATGAGGGAATAAAGATACTAGCGGTGTAAAGGGTGTCTATATAAGTAAATTCCGCACAGTAGCGTTAAGGGTTTTACTGGTACTGGCAATAGCCTTAGTGGTAATACGCCCCTTAATAGCCTACTCACAATCAGACGAAGAGGGGTCTGAATATATCCCGATAAAGGTAGTAACAGTCGAGTCTGATGAGATATTTAAACAAACAGAAGATGAACAAAACTATCTTGAAGCTAACAACGAAATTAGCGAGCAACTATATCAACAGTGGCTTGCCAAAAGAGTTCAGATGGAACAGCACAAACGGAGAGAGGGGAACCAATTTAATCCCTGTAGTTGTGTCAGCTACGCGAAGTATCGAACCACATATTCACAAACCGTGGGAAATGCGATTAACTGGCCCAAGAACAGCAGTGTCCCAGTAGAGGGTGGGATAGTTATAACTGCCGAGTCTAGCAGAGGCCATGTTGCTTATATAGAAAAGGTGTACATAGACGAGATACAAATAATAGAAGCAAATTACCACTCGTGTCAGGTTAGTAGAAGAACAATTAAATTAAACGATTCTGGGATTCTAGGATTCTGGGATCAGAATAAATAATTATCATGGGAAATCAACAAGAATTAACTTATGGTCAGCAAGCGGTGGGATTAGATTTTAATCCTAGTGCAGACCCAAATGTGCAGAAGGTCAAGGAATTATATGCTCAGATTATTGACTTAATGGTGGGGCAAATTACTGAAAATTCGTCAGAAAAAGTGAGGTTGTACAAAATCGCTATTACAGAAGCTCAAACAGCCCAAATGTGGGCAGTAAAAGCTATCACTTATAAATATTAATTTTATGAACAACAAAGAACTATTAAGCAAATTCGCAAAAGGGTTTGCATCAGGAGGTGGAGTCTCATTAATCGCCTTCCTGCAAACGAATGGCTGTAAGGTAGACGACTTACAAGCTTTCGGCTACTCCGCCCTTTTAGGCTTCTTATCTGGTGGTTTCCACGCAGTCTGGAACTACTACTTCACAAAAGATAAACCACTCTAGTTAAGAGTGGTTTTCTTCTTCCTGCCTAGTATCTCCACATAATCTGATTAATTAACTGCTCTATATGGTGTACCTACCTATCTAGCACATTAAACCAGACGGAGCATCTACTGGGTGGGAAGAAGGAGGATAATATGCGTTTCCAAGTTCTGACCAGACGTATGCGGTTATGTATCTTGCGACTCAAATTACAAGGTAAGCGGGTCACTCCTCAGACCTTATTGATTGAGTTGAACAGGAAACAACCGCTGAGTTACTACTTTAATAGGAGGTAGTTATTTCCATGTTCTACCTTGAGTAACACTTTTGACTATTCCAAGGCTAATCCCATATTTTTTAGCAATAATTTTTTGGGTTAGCCTACCCTTTTTGTATAGTTTTCTTATCTCCGTAGCTATCTTAATATTAATTTTAGTATTTCTGGTATTCCTTCCCTGCTCTATTCTACTTACCCATCTACAGTTACTTGGTTCATAGTTTCCATTGCTATCAATTCTATCAATAGTCAATTCATTAGAGTAGCCGTTTGATAATGACCATTCCTTAAAAGATAAATAATTATTATTCCATTCATTATAAATCTTAATACCTCTGCCGCCGTAATATTTGTAAGATTTTCTATTTTTGTTATTGCACCTCGATTTTATGCCAGTCCAAATAGCAAATAATCTATTATTTGATTCACCGTGTATTTTGTTTGGTGGAGGTGGCTTACATTTTTTACAATATTTAGCTAGTCTTTGTGTCAAATAAGATGGTGTACATAATTTAATATCACCGCAAGATATACAAATTCTTTTACATGACAACATAAAATTAAATAACCCGCAAGCAACTGGATTGAGCAGTTACTAACGGATTACTTGATTTTAAGGGCCTCTCAATCAGGCCATAAAACATAATCAAGTTTAACACTTTGGAGGAAATATGTCAAAATTGGAGTGTACAGACTGTCATAACCTATTTCACAAGCAAGAAACTGTTGAATATGGTGGTTATATATTCTGTATAAAAGACTTTAAGTTCAGAATCAATAAACACGTCAGATCGGAGGAAAAAAGAAATGAAATTTTTGCTAATGTGGGTCTCTTCTCTGAAGCAGTGGCTATTGCCACGAATCAGGAATTGCCTATTCCAAGCACTCTGCATCTTAATGACAGCGTGCAACTATGTCATTCCGATTGTTAGGTAAAGGAGGTGGTCTAGTATCTAATTCCCACCGACCCCACTTAGTACGTCCGTACTGTCCTATGAGGGTCAAAAAAGCCACTATCTATTCGGTAGTGGCTTCTTCCTTCCCAATGTAGTGTGTTAATTTTTACTTGCTTCATCCCATTTTTCTAAATAAAGACACTCCTGACAACGGCAAAATTTGCTGTGTTTATTTCTCATACCTTTTTATTTAATAATTCTGGATTCTCGTAGATATTGCCGATGACTTTCCAATCATCATGGATATATAAACGTAAGAGTTTATCTCTATAAGTTTTAGTTCCAGCCCAGAAAGCCCCTTCAAAGAATTTTACTTCTGCTGCTTCGTCGAGTTCTAGTTTATTAGCTATAATATCCCCCTCATAGATTTCTTTCCCATTTTTATCCAACAACCCCGTGAACTGCAACCAAATGAACGGTTCTTCTCCTAAATGAGCTAACGACATAGGATATTCCGAGAATTGGTGGATTTCCAGATTAATTAGCTCCTCCCAACTAAACATTCTTTTCTTCATTTCTAGCCAAGCACGGTATTTTATTGTTCTCATATAATTTATTTAATTAAACTCTCCCAAAACTCTTGCTCTGCTTGTCTTTATTTACTTGTAAGGATGGGAGGGAGAGGATATGTGTTTGACAAGAGCAATCATCGTGTTCGTTTTCTATCTCCCCCCTAATCTCCTCAATGAGTTGTTGTCTTTGGGATTCGAGGGTTTCTTCAATAAACTTTCTCACTCCTGCGTGTAATTGCCAAGTTATACCTAAGTTCATCTCTGGGTTTTTGCCGTTGAAGGTGAAAAGATTGTCGAACTCTAGTTCCCAGTTATTAGTTGTCATTTTGATATTACCTCCACAGGGAATGTTTTCACATTCTCTAGCTGAGAAGCTATGTTAATTGCCACATATTCAGGGAAACCAACTTCTTGTAATTCTTCCTTAGTTAATCTTTCAGATATAAACCAACTATTATTCGTAATCTCTAAATTATCCGTTGTCATTTTGTTCCTTTCCCTTTAATGCTAAACATAACTGAGCCATTGCTTCCATAGGATCTACTCCCTCTTCACGAATGATATGCGGTTTCCCATCCCTTATCTTGCCATAACCACTAGCAACAAATATCCGTGGATTTATATTTTCTAGGGTTAAATTAAAAAATCTGTCTCCTAACACTGACATTAGCTCAGAAAATGTAGGGTTATGGATAATAATCGGTTCAGAGAAAAAACACTCATTGTAAACACAATAGTCTAAATCTGGATGCTCAATTTCAAGTCCAGCATCGTGAAGTTGTTTGGCTAATTCGTATTCCATAATTATTTTCCTTAATTTGATTTATTCCCTTTTGTTCTTTTAAATTGACCAAATAAAGCACCGCTATTAAGTACTTGTAGAGAAAATTCATAATCCAACGAACACTCCAAACAGAGGTTATTAGGAGATCCATTAACAGTGATAACTACAGATATGGTTTTCCCGCAATCTCTACACAGAACAGTAGGCAGTCTATCCCATTCATCTTTTGAGAGTATCTTTATCATAATTATTTTCCTAATATTTTATTTATATCTTCTGAAAGTTCACGGTTTCTTGCATTAAAGCCATTATTGTAACCATCTCTAAAATCATTGATTAAAGTTTCATCTCTATCCTCCCTCTTCAGGCTTTCTAAGAGGGTGGCTATTTCTTTCTTTAAAAATATATAAAGGTCACCCCATTCATATAAATCACCGTCATCCATAGATACCCAACCATCATTAACAAATTTAGATTTTACTTTATCAAGAAACACCTCCACTGTCTTTGGTCTAGTTTGATTCATAAATATTTTATATTTTTCTCCGCTCGGTGCTTACCTTTAGTAAAGTAATAACCGGCCATAAAGAACAATGTATTCATTAAAAACATCACTAGTATACCTACAAACGCTCCAAATAAATACTTCATACTCACTCCTTCTCTCTTAATAAATTATGTTTATTCATGTCTTACTGTGTAACCCTTAAACCATCCACCACAAACAATCAGCTTGACCCTTTTGCCGTTTGAGTTTGTAGCTTCGTATCTGCCGCTAAACATGATGCTGTCGTCTTCCCCGCATCCGAGTATTACCCCGCCAGTATAAGACGGGTCTGTATACCCTTCATCTATAATAGCTTTTATCTGTGCATCGTCACCATTTTGGACTGTAGGTTGAGATGTTTGAGATGTATCCACTTCATCGCACCCTGCGGCTAATAGGGCGATTGTGAATGCTGCTAATAGTATTTTTTTCATATTATCCCTTCTCCCCCACCAGTATTTTGTGGAGGAAGTTAATGGTTTCTGGGGATTGGTGGGTTAGGTCATCTTTTTCTAAGTTCCATTTAGTAACAACGTCTAAACATAATTCATGCATCAAATCGTCCATCGCCAACAACACATCAGCAAGGCGTATTGGGCGACCGAGGATTTCTGTACCCAATCTTTCAACGATTAACATCTCATCCTTACCGTCATTTTGGTATGCAAGCGCATATTGTCCATTAGATTTACCCACATACTGTAATACTGGGATGCTTCCGCTACCTTTTACTTCACACCCAAACTCCAAATTCATGATACTGGGGTTAGCGTTAACTATTACGGCTTTTAGTTCTTCTAGGTGGGTCATATTTGTTTCCTATTAGTTTATTAGGCTGAGGGTCTATGGTAACCACATCTATAGTAGTTATCTGTCCGGTTACACCCTAGGATGAAGTGTTTAAGTCTCATAAGTAAGTTGTGCATACATTTGAGAATACGTTTTAATTTTCTTTTTATCTATTTCACTATCCCCCCCACTGAATAGATGGAAGGCTTGTATATCGTCTGCGTTTTGAGTTAGTTCGGCTAGTTCCGGGGATACTTCTTCATACATCTTGTTGTTAGGGAATGTCTTACTGGGGTCTATGAAGCCAAGTAACCAGACTTTTACTGCATCATATATTCTATTTACTTCACTATCTTCAATTAGGTATAGCTCATTACCTCTCTCACTTTTATTAACCAGTTTCGGATTTTCTGATAATAAAGCGTTTGGATTGTATCGCATAGCTTGTAGTCGCTGTTCGGTGTTGTCTATTTTAAGGATTTCAGAGAAAGTCATTTTACCCGTGACCACTCTTCCCCAGAGTTCTTTGGGGAAATTTACTCCGTGGAGATAAAAGCCTTCCCAACCACCCTTCCATCTAATCCCAGACTTTAAATCAGAATGAAAGCGATTAAGGTTGTCTATCTTTACTAATGGTGTAGGTACTAGATACAAAGTATCTTCCCATTCTACTCTATAACCTAACCCAGCTTCTTTGGCTTGCATTAAGAGTTCACAGTATTCTAAATATATTTTGTCGTTCTCGTTTGGAAGTCTGTCTTGGTCTGGGTTCTCACAGTATTCAAACTCGTATACATACCAATCAAAGTCGTAATCGAGTGCTGTATACCCCGCTGACCCCGCTGACCCCGCTGACCTCGCTGACCTCGCTGACCCCGCTGACCCCGCTGACCTCGCTGACCACGCTGACCTCGCTGACCACGCTGACCCCG